ATAAAAGCAGTGGTTGTAGCACCAAGAGTAGCAGAGCTTGTGTATAAAGCTAATTTAAAACTATTACCACTTGTTGCAGTAAAATTATGTGTTCCTGTAAGTAACTCTACTTTAAAGCTTGTTGTTAGTGTTGATGATATTGCCATATTAAATACCTTTAATTATTTTTGCTAAATCTTCACTACCTCCTTTAGATAACTCTTGTATTAAGGTAGCTTTATAAGATTTTATAGCATTTTCAATATATATCAAACATACTTTATAAATTAAATCTCTGTAAGCTCTTGCCTGTGCTTTTACATGTTCTTCATTATCGTCAGAAAAACCAACTATCTTGTCAGTAAGTTGCTTTGCCCAAAACTCAGGCGGGTGTCCACCAAATTTTGTGGTTGATACTTCTACCATGCCCAGTTCAGGCACACCATCAGGAGTTATTTTTATTACCATTTGTTAGGCTCTGGCGGTTGTAAATGACTGTCAAACCTATCCGCAACTTGCGGCAGTATTTTATGTTTTTCTACGGTCATTTCACTGATTTTTTTTAATTCTATGCCATCGTTACCTTGCACAGGCACGTAGGGGTCTTGTAATCTATGATAACCGTACAGCCTTTGTTGTCCTGGTAAATTAGTGTCTAACAAAGAACTTGTCGCAGCCACTTCTACTTGTATACCCTTTTCCATACATTTAACAAGCCAAAACTCAACACAAGCTCTGCCTTGTTCTGCAAAATGTAAATTGTTTTTATATGTAAAATCTATGCCAAATAACTTTATATTCGCTACGTCATTCCAATATGCAAAGGCAACAGCATAAGCTACGGTGTTATTAAGATAGTAACAATTTGTAGTCTTTACTATTTCTTTTACAGGATATTCAACAAGATTTTTACACCTTTCATCTATTTCACACGTATATATTGGTTTGTTGTGGCTTATAAGTAATTCTTTCATGCTGTCAGTTTGTCCACCAGCATGGTTTGTATCTAAAAATCTTGATGGTGGGTCCATCATAAATACTCTGTCATGAAATATAACAGATGCTACAGCGTTTATTACCCACACCTCGTCAAATTTAACACCGTGTGATTTAGCTAGACAAAAGTCAAACCAACTTTTGCCTAGACCAACAATAGCTATAGTCTTACCATTAAGTTTTTTTATAGGTTTCATCTCTCTCTCTTTTTTGTAACTTTACGTTACATTAATTCTTAACGAATCATATCTCATTTCATCTCTAGTATCTCGTCCTTCGCCTATATTTTTAAGTCGCATTAAGCTTTCTTTAAATCTCGCTTCATAAGCATTTATGTCGTCAGGTGGTAATTTTAAAAATATTGCACCTTCCAGTAAACAACCATATAACAATGTATCGGGTGCATCTGTTGATAAGTACGTTGTGCCTGAGTCACTGCCTGCTGTTAAAGATGTTGGCTTTGCTAAGTAATGTAATTCAACACTATAGTTACTGTCTGGCACAGGCGCGACTTCAAAACTGCTTTGGTCGAATATAGCGTAATACCTTGGCTTACCTGTGGTCGTTGTGCTGCTTATATATTCTTTTATAAAAGAATTATGCTTTAAATCTAAATAATCATATGTATTAGAGCTTATAACAGCTAATGAAAATGGCGCTAAAAAATCAGTTGGTGTACCTAAAAAACGATTACTAGATGTAACATTACCTTGCACATTTTTTCTTTGGTCAGGCAATTGCACACTTTTAAGTATTCTTTCTTCGGCTTGTAAAATAAAATTATTTAGATTATTAACAAAAGTTGTTTCATCTGTTTCTAAATAATCTTGTACTGCTGTTTTTAGTGTAGATAACGTAAAACTCATGATGTAGTTATTGTAACTGTACCCAATGCACTTGTCATGTTGTCTGGTGTCGTAATTTTTGTTCCTATAATTCCTAAATCAAAATTTGTGTAAACAGTAAAAATTGTTGGTGATACGCTTATATCTGGTCTTGGCTCCCTTACGGCCTGTGGGTCTACTTTGTTAGTAGTTGGCTCTAGTTGTGGATGTTTAGGCTCATAACAACTAGGACAAGTTTTAAGACCATTCCATTCTTTACGAAGTTGTTTTAAATAATATCTGAAGCCACACCTGTCGCAGATAGCGTAAGGATTTTTGTTAGATGCAAAAGCCATTATGCAATATTATAATTCGATACATCTGGCGTTATCTTTACTGAGGCTCTGTCTTCGTCTGATGCTAATGCTCTTTGAAATTCCTCATCATATAACGCTTTTAACATGGCTGTTTTTTCAGGACTTTTTTTAATAGATAAATAGTATGCTAAACCTGCGGCCAAACAAGGATAAAACCTGAAAGGCATTTGTAACGTATCTGTTGCAGCATCTACGTCATCCATACGTGTCAGCACGTTCATGTGTATCGTGTATGTGGTTGATTTATCAGGAGTTGGATAAACGCTAATTGTCGGATTAATTTGTTTATCAATAAAAAACTGTAAGGGTTTACCTGTCGTAGATTTGTTAGGTATGGATGCGTATTCGCTTCTCGACAATCTGGTCATTTGTAAATCAGAATTTTCTGAGTTAACTGTTTGTCTTACAAAAGCATCTAAGACATCGATGGCTGCGCTTGCCACACTAGAATCTACGTTGTATGTAGTAGTGTCTTTAACCATAGTCACAGTTTTTTCTTGTATAGTCCACTGATTTAAACCACGATTAGCCCACTCTGCCAACAGAAGATTTAAACTTCGTCTAGCTGTCTTTAAATCATAAGCAGTTCTTAACTCTAAGCCACACCTTTCAAACGCCTCCTCAACATAATCGGCAACGTCTAATTCGAAATTTTTAGAGCCTGATACTGCCATTTACTTATTTTTTCTTTTTAGCAGAACCGCCTCTACCTAATTTTTTAACGCCTGCTTTACCACCGCCCATCATTTTTTTGACACCAGCCTTACCACCACCCATCATTTTTTTGACACCAGCTTTACCACCACCCATCATTTTTTTGACACCAGCTTTACCACCACCCATCATTTTTTTGACACCTGATTTAGCTCCACCACCACCTTTCATTTTGCGTGGTGTACCACCTCTACCAAGTTTTTTAACACCAGCTTTACCGCCACCCATCATTTTCTTAACGCCTGATTTTGGGTTGCCTTCCATATCGACCTTGACCACGCCTGATTTGGGTGTAGCACCACCGCCTGCCATTTTAAGAACGCCACCATCCTTCATAGACTTAGCTATTTCTTTTTTATCGGCTGGCGACAAACTGCCTACTAATTTTTTTAAGCCTTTTAGTTTATTTTTCACTATTTACTCCTTCGTTTCAAAATATCTTGGAAATCTTTTTTATCCCAATCTTTATAATAACCTATTTTTTCTAATGTTTCAGATGCTTTATTTAATTCATCTAATTTTTGCATAAAAACCATATTATAACTTTCGTCAAAATGTGGCTCAAAATGTTCTTGGTCTACTACAACCTTTTCATCATGTTGTTGATGAAAACCCATTACCCACAAGTTTTCACTGTTAACAAAAGCGTTTAACATGGCTATTCTACTGTCAAAAGTTAACATGTCTAAATCCATGTTTGTATCACAATAAATAATAACATCTTTATCTGTAGGAAAATTTTTGGTTATATCTACTAGGTCTGTCCAATGTAAACATTTTGACAACATTACGTCTACCCTATTGTTCTCCCATGTTTTTTTTGCATAAGGACATACAGGCTTTTCTGTTTCTAATACTTCTTTAGACCAACCTCTAACCTCTTGTCTTATAAGCTGTTGACTAATCATTTTTTCTTTTTTACAAATGTTTTTACGTTTGTTGGCTTGCCACCAACACCTTGTTTTTTAGCTCTTTTTCTTGAAACAGCAGAGCGCTTTTGTGCTTTTGTCATGCGGTTAGCTACTCTTTTTGGCACACATTTAGGGTATTTACGTTTAGAACCTTTCGCTTTTTTTCTACCACATTTTTCATGGCCGCCACCTTTTTTCTTTGAGCCAATATCAACCCAATCTTCAGCAAACCATTTGGTAAGTCCTTTCATTACCTACCACGCATTTTAGTTTTTTTTCTTTTGTTTTCCATTATTGCTCCACAACCTTTAGCAATAAAGCCACCGTTTGCTGCACGCACTACGCCGCCCATAGCTTTACCTTTTGCACCTTTATAACCGCCGCCTCTTTTTTTATAGGTTCTTACTAGCCATGCAGACGCATACGCACTTGGAAAAACTTTAAATTTTCTTTTTGCTTCAGCTTTTACTTTTGCATATAGGCTTGGGTTGGTTACATTGCTTGGTGTTGTTGATTTCTTTTTAGCCTTACCACCTTTTTTGAGTTTTAAAGTTTCTAATGTTTCAGCCTGCTTGGCATGTAATCCACTAGCTTTTTTTAGAGCTTTAGAAACTTTTTTTATTTTTTTCTTTGCATTTTTTTTAACAAACATTTTACACCTACTTTTTTTTGTTTTTATTTTTTTTGGCCTTACTTAAAGCAATAGCTACAGCTTGCTTTAGTGGCCTGCCTTCTTTTTTTAACTGCCTTATATTTTTACTTATTACTTTACGGCTTTTACCTTTAGTCAATGGCATTTAACACTTCCACCTGCGTCTAGCTTGTCTTATTCTGGAATTTGGGTCATTTCTTGTTTTGGCTGAACTTTTTTTAAGTTGTCCTAAAGACCTAGCGCAAAATGATTTTCTTCTTTTGGCTGCTTTGCTACCCTTTTTTACTTTACCTGTCACTGCTGTTTTAAGTTTTGAACCAGGATTAGCCTTTCTATAAGCCGCAACACCTTTTTTAGTCATGCCTGCACCAGATTTGGTAGGGCGATAATTACCGCCCTTACCAATAGTTCTTCTGATAGCCTTAGCTTTTTTTCTAGGTTTTGCTTTAGCTTTTGCCATTCATCTAATAATTCTTTGTCAATACTAGAATTATAGAGTAAGTGTCGCCACTAGAATGACCCTTGGTTGTAAAGTCGATATCACCTGTCACACCGCTACCTGCATTATTAGGTATGCCTGTAAACAAGTCATAGTACTCATCACCTGTGCTGTCTGCTGGTAAACCTATAGCAAGTACATTAGAAGTTGCATCAAACTCTATATTTACTCCCATACCTGCACACGCCCAGTAAATTCTTGTTATTGAAACAGAAGTACATGCTTCACCTCTTTCATTTTTTTCAAGAGCTGATACATCTACTTTTTTTACTGCGCTTTCGCCTGTGCCATCCGATACATTAGTAAACTTCAAAATAGCCATTTTTTGACCATCTTGTATAGTCTGTGAAGTTACTGCATCTGCCATAATATACTCCTATTATGCGTCAGCAAATGGTGTAACTATAGTACCTGAACCCAAAATAATGCCTTCTACAGCATATTTAGCTGAGGCCATTGCAGTAACTTTTACTATACTGCCTGCTAGTCCACCCTTTGTAGAACCGTTCATAGTAATAACATCATTAGATGATGCAGATATAAATACTTTACCTGAAGCGTCATCTTTACCTGTGTATAAGCCGCCCACAAATTTATCAGTACCATCTGTTTTTATGTCCATATCTGTAGCTGCTGTTTCTACTACAAAGAAAAAAGTAGCTCCTAGGTTATTGAGTTGGTTAGGGTCGGTGTTATCACCGGGGTCGGTTGTTACTATGCTTGGTAAAGTGAATTTACCGTCTGCATCGTTACAGGTTAATATTTTACCAGAGTGTGCTGCAACTGTTAGTGTTGTATCTGCTGTTAAGCTTACTACATTTGCATTACCTGCCGAAATGAATCCTGCTAATGATTTTACAGGACCACTGAATGTACTTAGTGCCATAATTTTTCTCCCGAAAAATAAGTTCTATTATCTTGGCTTGTCTGCTAGGTCAGTTAATAGAACAAGTTAATTAATCCTAGTCTAATGATTGTATATTAGTTTTTTGCAAAAAAAAAGGGAGCTACAAGCTCCCTTTGTTGGTTAAGAACCTTAGGCTCCTTGTGAAGCAAACACTCCACGCCAGTTAGATACACCAAATGAATATCTTTCTCTAGCTCTATACCTTATGTTACCTGTTGAAAATTCAGGTTCCATTGAGGTCTCCATAGCTGCTCTGTTGAACATCTTAAGACCTTCGCCATCTGTATTAACTGAAGTAAGTATAAAATACGCATCAGGGTCATTCAGATAGTGGTTTACACTAAAACCGCTTGGTATAGAAGACTGATTTTTAATTGAGTTAATATCATTATCAGATG